CTACCCTCCTCGTAAGAACGAACTCTCCCACGCGGCGCGCTTGCTCTCCACGCGCACGCCCGCATAACGCGCCGTCATGGGCTGATCGCTGTGGCCCATCTGGCTGCGCAGCACGATCTCGTTGACGCCCGCCGCGATCATCAGCGTGTTGAACGTGCGCCGCAGCACCTGCGGGCTGACGTGCTGCGTGATCTTGGCCTGCGCGGCGGCCGCGTCCATCGCCTTGCGGATCGAGCCGCAGGTGCGCGGCGTGAGCTGGAGCGAGGGGAAGACCAGCTCGCTCGCCAGCCGCCGATCCTGCGCGCGCAGCAGCTCCTGACGCCAGGTGTGCAGCGCGTCGCGCACGATCTCCGGCGCCCACACCTCCCGCTCCCAGCCCGTCTTCGTGCAGTCGCGGATGACGCCCTCGCTGACTGTGCGCCGGACATGGATCATCTCCCCGTCCAGGTCCGTCCAGCGCAGCGCCCACAGCTCGCCCGAGCGCATCCCGGTATACGCCAGCGTCACGATCTCGGCGTAGCGATCCGTGTCTTTGGCGGCCTCGACCAGCCGCCCAAGCTCATCGCGCGAAAGCGTCTGCGTCTCGCGCACGCGGCGCCGCAGGCTGCGCGGAGGGGTGATGCGCCGGGTCGGATCGTCGATCCCCAGATCCGCCGCCATGTCGCCGCACAGCGTCACCAAGACGCGATGCCAGCGCCGCAGCGTGTCCTGCGCGTAGGGGATCTCCTCGTCGCCGCGCTCGTAGCTGGCCTGCTCGATCGCGGCCACCCACTCCTCGACGTCGCTGCGCCGGATCGCGTCGCAGTACAGATCGCCGAGCTGCGGGACGATGCCCACCGCCAGCGCGACGCGGTAGCTGCGCTCGGCAGCGGGTGACAGGCGCGCCGAGCGCCGATCAATCCACGCCTCCGCGTATGCGCCGAGCGTGAGCCTCGGCGGTGCCTCGGGGAGCGCGCCGCGCAGCTCGGCCTGCATCTGATCCCGCGTCGCGCGCAGCTGCGTCAACGACCACTCCGCCGGACACGTCTTGCGCGCGCGGCGCATCTTGCCGGTGCGCAGGTCGAGCGCCGTCGTGTCGATCTTGTGCTGCCCGTTGGCGAGGCGATAGATCCCCGTGTCGAGCAGCTCCATCTCTTGTTGTTTGCTCATCGATGACTTCTCCGTGTGTTGTAGAAGCCTGCTGGTCATCGCTTGCCAGGTCTGACCGGCCGCTATTCTGAGGGAGCGCCCCCATCTTGTCGAGGTAGGCGAGGATCGCCGCGTCGGTGATCTTCCAGGACGCCGAGCGTGCGGTCAGCCGCAGGCAGGGCAGCTCGCCCCGCTTGACGAGGCGCACCACCTCGCACTCCTTTAGCCCCAGATAGACGGCCACCTCCGCGACGGTGTAGAGCTTGGGGAGCGCCACCATCACACCACCTCCATGATCTTCAAGGTCCAGCCCCCCTGCCCCGCCGCCTCCGCGCACGCGAGCAACCACTGCTTGCCGTCGTCCTCGCCGAGCTGCTGGGCGCACACCCACTGCGGCGCGCCCACCTCAAGCGAGCCCTGCGCGCTGAGCAGCGCCAGCAGCGCGCGGATCGCCGCGTCGCGGGTCGCGCCCTCGGCCTGCTCGAACACGATGTGGCCGTAGCCGATCCACGCGCGCCAGCTCGGCGCGGCGGCGCGCCCGAACGGGAGGATCAGCGCGGGCGCCTCGGGGTTTGTCGTCTCGTGTAGCGTGATCACCACAGACCTCCTTCCTCGCCACGCGGCATACGGTAGTTGATCTTGCATTCGTGGATCGTCAGCGTCCCCGCCGCGTGTGCGCCCAGACCGCCGCACATCTCGAAGATCCGGCTGGTGATGCGCTCGTCGTAGAGGCCGGCGGCGCGCAGATCGGGGAGCGAGCGGTTGGAGGTGAAGATCGTGGGGCGGCGCGTCTTGTACCGCTCATCAATGAGGCTCTTGAGGATCTCATAGGCCCAATCGGTCGCCTTGCTCTCGCCCGCGTCATCCAGGACCAACAGGGCCGCGCCCGTGTACCGCTCGAACACCCCATCACCGCCGGGCCGCAGCGCGCGCAGCAGCGCGGCCTCGCTCGCGAAGACGTAGGCGGGCAGCGGCGGGGTCGCGTCGCCGAAGCGCTCCATGTCCTGCGGGCTGAGCTTGCCCAGGCGCGCGGCCAGCGCGCCGCGCAGCGCCTCGGCGGCCTGCTGTGTCTTGCCCGTGCCTGCCTTGCCCCACAGATAGGCTGCCCAGACGGGCGCGGCCTCATCGCTGAGCGAGGAGAGCAGGCGCTTGAGCGGGGCGATCAGCTCGACGGGCTGCCCCCAGTGCGTCGCGCCGACCTGCTGCGCCATCTTCGCGCTCCAGTCACGCGCCACGCGATCGCGCCACGCCTTCATCCGCTCGCGCAGACTGCGGCGCTCACAAGGCTCACACGCCTCCCAGAAGAACCGCCCGAACGCCTCGGCGTGGCAGCGCCTCTCGCCGCAGTCTGGGCAAGCAGCCTCGCGCTCGTAGGCGGCGAGGATGTCGCGGATCTCTGGACGCGCCAGCGCGTCGCGGGCGCTGGTCTCGGCCTCGCGCTCGGTGTCCTGCGGCCAGGCGCGGCGCGCGGCGCGGGCGGGAGCTTGGCCGGCCAGCAGCTCGCGGGTGAAGCGGGCGAAGTCGGGCCGCAGCGCGCCGAGCATCGTGGGGATGGCCGCGCTGCCGCAGCCGAGCGCGGGCGTGGGGATGCCGCTGCCGCGCAGGATGTCTTCCAAGTCGTCGATCATCGTGTGGTCTCCTCGCGCTCAGGCCACAGCCCGTAGCGCGTCATCGCTTCGTCGCTGTAGGTGAGATCTTTGGGGATCTCCCCGAAGTATTTGGCCTCGCGGAACGCCTGCTCGCAGCGCTCGCGGTAGAGCTTGGCCTCCCACGCCGCGCTCGCCTCGGCGTCGGCCTCGGCGTTGCGCGTGCCGTGGGCGACCGCTGCGGCGAGGTCTTGGTCGAAGCCCTCAGAGGCGTAGCTCTGCGAGGCGGCGCGGGCGGGCGGCGCCTCAGCGGCGCCCTGAGCAGCGGCGCGCAGATCGGCGCGGGCGCTGTCCTGCAAGAGCCACATGATGAGCCGGGCCATCGTGCCGGGGCGATTCGTCGGAGGGCGCAGCTCGTAGGCCAGCAGCCGCGCTTCGGTGTAGCGCCGCGCGCTGGCCTCGCTGCCGAGGCTCGCCATGAGGCTGGCCGCTGCCGTGACGAGCGCAGCGGGGTCGGGCTGGTGGGCGGGATGCTGGACGAGCCGCGTGGCGCGCCCGGTGAGCTCCACCTTCAGCCATTCAGCCAGACCGGTCAGCGGCTGGCTGGCTGGCGTGGACGCCTCGGGTGCCTCCTCGTACGCGCTCGCGGCAGGCAAGCCAGCAGATTCTTCCGTAGGAAGAATTTGCTCATATGGTACGCGCGCGCGAGTGTCCGTTACTTGTCCGTTGCTTGTCCGTTGCTTGTCCGTTGCTTGTCCGTTACTTGTCTCTTGCTTGTCCGTTGCTTGTCCGTTACTTGTCTCTTGCTTGTCCGTTGCTTGTCCGTTACTTGTCTCTTGCTTGTCCGTTGCTTGTCCGTTGCGCGCCGGCGCGCAACGGACATACAGCCCCGCCCCCCTCGTCCCGGTCACCTCAAGCCAAGGGAGTCCCATTGCGCGCAGCGTCTGCCACACGCGCCCCAGCGTGCGGGTGGTGCAGTCCAGGCGCTCGGCGAGCTGCGCGTTGGTGCCGCGCCACACGAGCGCGCCGTCGGGCATCGTCCGCGCGAGGCTGGCGACGGTCTCCAGCAGCTCGCGCTCGCGCCCGAAGAACAGCCCCGCCGCGTCGAGCTGGTCACTGAGCCAGTCCATCAGCGCATCCCTCCGAGCAGGCCGGCCAAGCCGGGCGGGTTCTGGTAGGCTGACAGCTCCCCCGTCTGCGCCTCGGCGATGAGCTTTGCGCCCTGCGAGACAGCCCAGTCGCGCAACGCGGAGGCATCAAAGCGCAGGCGCAGCGTGCCGCCCTCGTGATCATGGGTGACTATCAGACCGAGCGGCCCTTCGGGACAGAGTGGGTAGAGCGCCGTGGTCGCCGTGTCAGCAACGAAAGCGACCTTGGGGTCCTTCTTGACCGTCAAATCTACCGTGGCCGCCCCAAGACGCAGCGCCACAACGGCGAGCCGGGCGATCTCGTCCAGCTCGCCCTGCTTCATCGCGCGCGGCGGAGCAGCGCCCTGAGCGACGCTGTCGCTCACGAGGTCGAACTGCGCCTTGCGGCGCGTTCGGGCATGGTTGGTGCGGCAGGCGCGGCACAAGGACTGCGGGCGCAGCACGCCGCCCATGTTGCGGATGCCGAAGCCAGCGGCGAGCTCGTAGTGGATGAACGCCTGCGCCCCACACGTCGGGCAGATGTGCAGCGGCTCCCCGGCCTTGACCGGCTGGAACAGGCCATCATCATCGACGTAGTAGCGCCGCTTCCGCTTGGGAGGGCGGGGCTGGCGCGCAGCGGCGCGGCCTGCGGCGGCATCGGCTGCGCGGTCGCGGATCGGCTTGATCTCCTTGGCGTCGGGTTCGGGGGTCGAGCAGTCGGGGCAGAGCGGCATCGGCTCCTCAGTCGTGGCGTAGCCAGTCGGGCAGCCCTCGCAGTCGAGGTTGCGGATCGTGCCGCACTCCAGGCACTGCCCCTCGACCTTGAGCATGATCCCGCCACAGCAGTCGCACCAGCCCTCGGCCCGATCCGCGGCGCCGAAGAGACCGCGCACCGTGTTGATCGGCGCGCCGAACACTTCGGCGCAAGCACGGGCAGCAGCGCGCGAGGCGAAGGTCAGGTGCTTGTTCGCGAGGTTCCACGCGACGACGGCGCGGATCTTGTCGGCGCGCGAGAGCGCCGCGAACTCTTGGGGTGTCATCGCGTCAGACCCTCCCAAGCAGCGCGGATCACCCGCAGGGCGAGGATCGTGGGGAACTGCGCCATCGGCGCGAGCGCGGCGTTGGCGCTCGCCTCGCGCTCGATCTGGTGGCCGATGAGGCCAGGGAGGTTGACGCGGCGGTTGGCGGGCGCATCGGTGGCTAACATGCGGCTGATCTCGCCGCGCGTGGCAGGTTTGAGGAGCAACATCTAGGCAGCCTTCTTGTTGGCGAGGCGCGCCAGCAGCGCTTGTGCAGCGGCGCGGCCCCCGTTGGTGGTGGTCTTGGTGGGCGCGGGCGCGGCCTGCTCGGTGAGCTGGCTCTCGCTGGCGTCCACATGGCGCCAGCCGCGAGTCATCAGGACCGAGCCGCAGCCGCGCGGCGGGAGGGTGATCAGGGCGCTGGCGCGCTCGTCGAGCGCACCCTCAAGGTCGAGGCTCCATGTGTCGCCCGCAGGCGTGGAGCTGTGGGCAGACAGGCCGCAGGCGGCCAGCTTGCTGCGGAGCCAAGCGGTCTGCTCGATGGTCAAGGTGCTGTGGCCGGCTGGCAGGCGGGCAAGCGCCGTGAGGAGTTGTGTGGTCATCGCGCCGCCCTCCATCAGTACGGGCAGTACGGGAAGGCGTCGGCGATCACCGACGGCGAGGGCTGCGCGGGCATGGCTGGCAGACACTCCAGGCTGCGCAGCTCGGCAGTCAGCGCCGAGACCAGCTCGCCCGCGTCCACACGCATCAGCGCCGAGCGCGCGGGGTGGTGGAGCTGCACAGTCCACGCGCCATCCATGAGCGCGATCGCATCAACGGTCGCGCCGTTGCGGTGGCGCAAGCTGAGGATGCACACGAGGCCGCTCACATGGCTCGCCCAGCCGTCCCGCTCGCCAGCCACCTCGGCGGCCAGCGCCATCTCCTCGCGCTGATCATCCGCAGGCTCGTCGATGATCACGGCCTCCGCCATCTCGTCGCCGAGCTGCTCCTCATACTCCGCGATCAGCGCGGCCTTGCGGGGATCTGCATCGTCCCAACGGCGCACAGCGGCGAGGCGCTCGCGGAGATCGTTGAGGTGGGCGGTGTGGAGAGCGGCGACGGCGGTGGGCGGGATGACGGTCATGGCGAGCCTCCTTGTTAACTGCCATGATGTCATTTTATGATCTGTGAGCAGTAAGTCAAGGGGCGTTTACTGCCCACAGCTCATTTTTTGTGGTTTGAGTGGTTGAACTGCGGGCGGCCGCGTATAAGAATAGAAGTCACACTGCTAGAATCCTGGGCAGTAATCCGCTATGGTGCGGCCCAGGGGTCGAGCAGGAGTCAAGATGACCACCCAAGACGAGACAATAAAGATGTGGAAGGAAGCCCTCGGCACTCAACTTGCCATCGAGCGTAAAGGCAAGGGGCTAAACCAGCAAGCTATTGCTGAAAAGCTTGGCATAAGCCAGCGTACCGTCAGCGAGATCGAGCGCGGGTTAAACCCAGTGATCGATCACATGCTGCGGTATGCGGAGCTGGTTGATCTCGATTTCGCTGTTTTGGCAGCGCGGGCGCGGGTGGTTGTGCAGGCTCGTCAGATCGACGAGCCCAGCCCCCTTTGATCACACCCTGCCAAGGACAAAGCGCAACAACTCAGCGATGCGGCTGCGGCTCTTCTCGCGCGTCATAACGCTGAGAATTGGGGCGCCGGTGTGCGTTTCGGGCCGCAGGTGACACTCGCCCGTCGTTGGATCAGTCCAAGTCCGCACCGGGTGGGCCTTGACCGCACAGCTCAGATCCCATTGTGAGTAGTCGATGGTATGGACACCCTCGGCATCCTCAAACACATCAAAGCTCACATAAACTGATTGGGGCTTCATGGTCGTCTACTCCTTGATCGTATGACGACCACCTCCCGACGCGCACACCTTGACGCGCCACCATTGGCGTGCAAGAGTGTAGGGGTACGCGATCGAGGCGCCGGGAGGCGGTCAGATCGTAGAGAGGGCCGGTGTTGCAGCACCGGCCTTCTCTTTTGCCCGCGCTTGTGCGCAAGCGTGATCAGGATGCTTTTTATCGCGTGGCTCGTCAAGAGGCACTGCGCACTTGTTCAGATATTTTATTGGGCTGGGGAGGGTCTTTTTATACTGCCCAGGGTTGTCTTTTGACACTCAAGGCAGTAAAAGTGGTCTGTGGGCGCTAAAGGAGGCTCCTATGGACTGGTTCGTATCGTTTGTTGAAAACTCGAAAAATCTACCACTGATCTCACAAGCCAGCGTCCTCATGGCTCTGACGTGGGGAGAGGTAAGCGAGGGGGTGTTGGTGGTCCATCAGGTCGCCGCACGCGACTTGCAGAGAGGGTGGTCAAGCGGCCAGTTCGTTGAGGGACTCAAGATCGCCGAGCGCGCCGGGTGGCTCGCCCCGTTGGAGTGGGGCGAGGGCGGGGAGCTGCGGACGCGGCTCACGATCCCCGAGTTTCAGTCCTCTCGGGGCGAGGAGGGATCATGAGGGGTGTCACTGACGAGAGCAAAGGCACCAAGCGCACGCAGTTTCAGTCCTCTCGAAGCGAGGAAGGGACAGCGCTGCAATACTTCGACGTGCCGGAGTTTCAGTCCTCTCAAGGCGAGGAAGTGAGGCCCACCATAGCGGCCTCGCTTCGCGTCGTCAACGCCCCGCGCTGGGCGCTCGTCCTGGGCGAGCTGGCGCGGGAGCGTCGGCGGCTGCGCGGCCTGTCGAGGCAGGCCGCGCATGAGGAGGGGGCGAGGCTGGCGGTGGCGCGTGACATGCGCCATCAGCTCGCGGCGAGCGAGTACATGCAGATCAAGGCGAGCGGGCGCGTGAAGGACCGGCTTGCGTCGCTGGCGCCCTGTTGGGCGGCTCTTGGCGTGACCGTCCCGGAGGGGGTGTGATGCGCGAACACGCTTGGACGCCCAGTAAGCACAACCTCTGTGAGTGGACGCTGCCGCACTACTGCGGCGCGCCGGTCGCGTGGCGCTTGCAGCTCCAGGACGCGCGGTTCCCTGAGTTTTATTGCGCTGAGTGCGCACGGCTCGTCGCCGTGGCTCTCGGCATCACCGATCCCTCGCGCGTCGCACCCTTGCGCGAGGGCCAGCCCTCCGGGGATCTTACAGTCCATGCTTTTGCCCCGGAGGGCGCTCAAACAGATGAGGCCCGCGCTGCTACCAACAGCGCGGGCCTCGATGACCACCACAGGAGTAGCTGTGATGAGTGAACAAGATCCTAATAATCGGGCGAGGTTTGGTCAAGGTGAAGATGAGGTGTGGTTCTGCCGCGCCGAGCAGGGGCGGCGCTGCACCAAGACGTTCCGGGTGGGCGAGGCGCTGCCGTACGATGCGGGGATGTTCTTCGAAGCTGGGCGCATCTGCGTGAACAGCCTTGCCGCGCTGGAGTTTGTGCTACGCGCTGCGGCGCGCTGCCCAGATCACCTGATCGTGCGCGGGCAGTTGCGCGAGGGTGTGGACCCCGCGCGCGTCCAGCGCACGCTCAGGGATCAGTACAAGCTCAGGGTCGAGGGCGACCCCTCGACCAAATACCTCGCCTCGACCGCCTGCTTTGAGGAGCACGACCGGCGCTGGTTGTGCCTGGACATCGACAAGTGGAGCTGGCCCGCTGGCGTGCGGCGCCCGGAGGATGGCGGCGATCCGTGGGAGGGGCTGATGGTGGCGCTCGGCGCGCTCCCTGAGCCCTTCCGCCGCGCGTCGTGTGTGGTCCAGTGGAGCAGCTCGGCGGGCGTCACAGGCTGGGACACGCTCAAGGCGCACGTCTGGTACTGGGCCGACCGCGCCGTCTGTTCGCAGAGCCTGCGCGACTACTTCAAGGCCTACAACGTCGCGCGCTACCAGCGCGGGCTCGCGGGCGTGGATCTGGCCCTGTTCAACGCCGTCCAGGTCCACTACTGCGCCGATCCGCTGTTCGAGGGTGTGGCCGATCCGCTCGCCGCGCATGGCCGCTGGCGCCGCCTCGATGGCGCTGTGGATGTGGTCGCGCTGCCCGCTGAGATCGTGGCGCTGGCGGACTGGGAGGCCGCGCAGGCGGCGCTGCGCCATAAGCGCCGCGCCGAGCGGGAGGCCGTGGCGGTGCGTGCCGCGCGGGTGTTGGCGGGCTCGGCCACCGACCGCGCCAAGGGCGTCGCGCGCTACGTCAGCGCCGCGCTCACCCGCGCCGTCACGATGATCCTTGAGGCTGGCGAGGGCGCGCGTCACGAGACGCTGCGCGACCAGGCGCTCTCGTTGTACGGGCTGGTGCTGGCGGGCGCGCTCGATGAGGGGCGCTGGGAGCAGGTGCTGTGGGACGCCGCAGAGGCGACGCTGCCCGCCGAGCGCATCCACTCTGGCGAGGTCCAGCGGCTCATCGAGGGCGCGCGGGTGCTCGGCACCGTGCGCGAGATGCAGCACGTCGGCGCGGGGGGGGTGCGATGAGCAAGACCATCGACGAGATTCTGGCCGCGCCGCTTGAGCGCGAGATGGTTGAGGCCGCGGCGCGTCTGCTCCACGACGATCCGGCTGGCTGGCCCGCCATCGAGGTCCGCGCCCACGAACTCCTCGCGGAGCCAAAGACCCTGTTCGCCACATGGCGCGCGGCGGTCAGGGCGTGCGCGGCCATCATCCGCAAGGCCGAAGCCGAGGCGGCCAAGAAAAGGCGCGCCGAGGAGCGCGAGGCCGAGCGCAGCGCCAAGATGCGCGGCGTGGTCGAGGAGGCCGCCCAGCTGCGCGCCGGTGGCGCCCCCACCTTCGCCCGCGCGGATGCACCGAGCTTGGCCCGTCGGCTCCTGCTCGACATCCAGGGCGACTCCTCCGAGCCGGTGGCCTACGATCGCGGCCTGCTGTGGGTCTACGATGATCACGAGCGCATCTGGACGCCGCGCTATCCCTCCCAGCTCAAGAACAAGATCGCGGACTGGTCCGGCGCGCTCGTCGTCGGGCGGAAAGGCTGGCGAGAGCTGGAGATCCAGGGCACCGCCACCATCCTCGACTTCGCCTATGCCTTGCCCGCAGAGTGGGGCTACCATCAGGACATCGGGTTCTTCTCCGCCGCGCCCGAGGGGCTGCCGATGGCCTCGACCTTCCTGCACGTCTCCGAGGACCTGCGCGAGCTCAAGAGCGAGAAGCTCGGGCCGCAGCACCGCGCGACGTGGAAGCTGCCGATCGACTGGGACGGCACCCCGCGCAAGGGCGAGCTGTGGGAGCGCTACCTGTCCACGGTGTTCGAGGGCGAGGAGGACGCCGAACAGAAGGTGGCGCTGCTGCAAGAGTTCGCAGGGGCCGCGCTTCTGGGACTCGCCCCGCAGTTCCAGCAGGCCCTGCTGCTCGTCGGCGACGGCGGCAACGGCAAGAGCGTGTTCCTCGACGTGCTGACCGCGCTCATCCCCGAGGGCGCCCGCTCCAACGTCAACCCCGCCGACCTGGGCGGCTCCACCGGAGCCTATTACCGCGCCGCGCTAGATGGCAAGCGGCTCAACGTGGTGCAGGAGATGCCCACCACCGAGATCCTCCAGAGCAACGCCTTCAAGGCAGCGGTGTCGGGCAACGCGCTCGATGCGCGCCAGCCGGGCGGGCAGGTGTTCCGCTTCACGCCGAGGGCCGCGTGGGCCATCAGCGCCAACGTGCTGCCGCCGGTCAGCGACACCAGCGCGGGCTTCTGGCGGCGCTGGATCGTCGTCGAGTTCAAGCAGCGCTTCAGCGGCGCCAAGAAGATCCGCAAGCTGGAGGAGAAGATCATCGCGCAGGAGCTGGACGCGGTGACGTGCTGGGCGCTCGACGGCGCGCGGCGGCTGCTCGCCCAGGAGGGTTACACACAGGTCGCGAGCGTCGCAGCTGCGGCCCACGAGTGGCGCCGCGATACGGATGCGGTGCTTACATTCTTCGAGGATCATCTGCGCGATGATCCGGCAGATCCTCAGTGGGTGCAGGCGACCTCACTCTACAACGCGTTCATCGACTTCTGCACCAAGAGCTTGGGGATGCGGTCCAACCCGTTCCCCATCAGCGCCACGCGCTTCGGGCGGCGTCTGCGGGCGCTAGGGGTGGTCAAGGACGACCGGCACAACTTCCCGACGGCCAAAGGGGTGGCGGCCTATCGCGTCCGGTGCGGCTGGAACCAGCTCGTGACCTGCGCTGAAGACGCGGAGGGGAAGCCATGAGCGACGGTGGAATGCGGTGCGTCGGATGGTTAGGAGAGTTGAGCCTCCACACCAAAAACCCTCCCAGCGGCCTGCAATGCGGCCCGTCGGATGGTTCGGAGGGTTCGGAGGGTTTGCGGCCTCGCGTGTGCGTAGGCGCGCACATGTGCGCGCGTGGGCGCGCTCGCGTGCGTGTGCATGCGCAACGTGCGTTTTTAATCTCTCGCACGAGAACCGAAGTTCAAAACTATCCTAACTATCCTAACCATCCGACGGACGGCCTGTCATGCGGTCGGGAGGGTTTTTGGTTTTTTCTCAAACCCTCCGAACTATCCGATGAGGCGCATTGGACCGTGGAGAGGACCATGACCGTTATGGGAGGTGCGCGATGAGCGACCAGTGGCAGAGCCTGGAGCAGTTGCTCAAAAGCGACTGCGAGGGGCTGTGGCGCGCGGGGGATGGCGCGGCTGGTGACGCCGCACACGACGCGCGCAGGGGCACGAGGAGGCGCGCCGAGACGCCAGACACCCCGACCCGCGCCCACCACACAAAACGCGACAGCGGCCCGCTCCGTGCGTCAGGAGCGCTGGCTGGAGGCGCCCGCAGAGCTGGACCGACCGTGGGCGCAGGTGGGCGAGGGCGCGGTGGGCGGGCGAGGAGGTGAGCGATGAGCGGCGGACGCAAAGCGCAGGCGAACGGGGCGGCGTTGGAGCGGTTCCTCATCGAGAGCTGCGAGTGGCTCAACGCGAGGGGCCGCTGTGAGGTCCAGCGGTGCAAGCCTCCGATCAACCACCTGGGACCGCTCGTGACGTGGCTGGAGCGGCACGGAGTGCGCGTGGAGGGTGTGGGTGAGGGGTTGTTCGTGGCGGTGTACTCCGGTGCGCCCAGCGTCGATTTTGAGGGCGATCTCAAGGGCGGGCTCTCGGTGGCGTTTGACGCCAAGAGCAGCGCGGACAAGACCGCCTTCCGGTTCGACCTAGTGACCGACGCGCAGCTCGAGCACCTGCGCAAGCGCGCGGCCCTGGGCAAGCTGTGCTTCGTGTACGCGCGCAAGACGCTCGCGCCGGTGGCGGACTTCATCATCCCGGTGGATCGCCTCGCCCGCATCGCTGGCATCACGCACCAGCGCTCGCATGACGCGCTGCTCGGCGCAGGCCGCGAGAGCGTCCAGTGGGGCGAGCTCGTTGAGCAGGGGTTGAAGGTCCAGCCGGGCGAGTACTGGCTGGACACGATGGCGAGGATCCTGGCCGCTTCGCGCTGGCCGACGGGAGGTGTGTGATGGCGCGCGCGTGGGACATCGGCGGGGATGATGCGTGGGACAGCCCGCTGTCGTCTTACGCGACCGCCGCGGAGGCCGCGCAGGTCTACGCCGCGCTCGCCGAGCTGCTGCCGGGGACGTGTAAGGCGCAGGACTACGGGCTGCTCGTGTACGCGGGCTGCCAGCTCAACGCCCAGCCGGGCATGCCGCGCGGCCAGCTGCTCGCGCTCGATGTGCGCCGCGATCTCGAGCGTGCGTGGGTGCGGGCGCAGGAGCTGCTCGGCCAGGAGGAGGGCGAGCGGGCCGCACGGCTGTGGCGTGTGTGGTGGGCGGTGCGCGTGGACCTCTTGAGCCTGCGTGAGGTGCCGGAGGCGAGCAAGAGCAGCGCAGCGCGCATCGTGGCGCTGGTGGATCGGCTCGTCTTGAAGGTCCTGGGCGAGCTGGAGCTGCGTCGGCTCACCGTCAGCGAGGACGAGGATCGGCGCGTCAACAGCCTCGATCCGCGGAGGGTGCGGACGTGCATGATCGTCTACGAGTTTCAGTCCTCTCAAGAGGAGGAGGGCTGCATTGTAGCCGAGGAGGACGCCGATGAGCAAGGCTGAGGAGTATGTCCGCGCTCGCCTCAAGGGCGCAGGGAGCCGCGAGGCGGCCAAGGCAGCGGGCTTCGCGGGGGGTGTGCCATCCCCCGGCGCTCGCCTGCTGTGGAAGATGACCGCCACCCTGCGCGAGCTGCCCCAGCTGGCCGAGGCCTCGGCGCCCGAGCGCGCGCGTGTGCTGCGCGAGCTGAAGCGGCTGCGCAAGGTCCAGGCGAACCAGCGCGTCCTGGAGCGGGCGGTGCCCTTGCTGCAAGAGCTTGTAGACCCTTGATGCGGTCTACACAGGTTTTCTTGTCCCACCTAATTTGATCGGCCTGCGATGCGCCGCCGCGCGCTGGTGTAGACTTTTAGCGGGGGTGTTTGCCCCTTTAAGGGGTGCGTGATGACACAGAACACAACAAAGACACACATCCCACCCCGATCAGACGGGAAGGCGTGGACACCTCGCCACCTGCGCGCGGCGGCGCTGCGCGCGCGTGGTCTGGAGTGGGCCGCGATCGCGGACGAGGTGGGGGTGAGCGGCCACACCGCGCGCCACTGGGCGCTCATCCCTGGCTGGGATGCGCTCGTGGCCCATGCGCGCGTGGAGCTGGTGCGCGGGGAGATCGAGCTGCTGTGGGCGCGCGGGCAGCCGGTGCTGGAGCGGCTGCGCGAGCTGGCCGAGGTCGGCGCGGCGACGCGGATGACGCTGGATGCCTGCCTCCAGCAGAACGAGATCGAGCCGGGTGAGTGGGCGCTGCGGGTGAGCCAGCTGCTGCGCGCCGAGCGCGAGGCGCTGCGCGACTGGCTCGACATCTCGGGCTTCGTGAAGCTGCGCCACGCGCAGGCTGATGCCTTCGCGCAAGAGGGGCCGCCGCAAGATGAGGTGGCGCCAGCGGCGCTTGACCCGGACGAGGAGTTTGAACGTGCCGTCCAGATCGGACAGACCCTCCTCGCGCTCGGACTCGCCAGCCGCGAGGCTGATCCGGCTGACGACGCCGCGCTTGAACAAGTACATCCCCCACAGGCCGCACCCCAGGCAGGCGGCGTTCCTGCTGGCGCCGCACAAGGAGCTTCTGTTCGGCGGGGCGGTGGGCGGCGGTAAGAGCGACGCGCTGCTGATGGCCGCGCTGCAATTCTTCGATGTGCCGGGCTACGCGGCGTTGATCCTGCGCACGTCGCGGCTCGCGCTGGCGCTGCCCGATGGCCTTATTCCGCGCGCCCACTTGTGGCTCGACGGTACGGGCGCTACTTGGAGCGCGCAAGATAAGCGCTGGACCAGCCCCGAGGGGGCGACGATCACGTTTGGTTACCTTGAGCGCGAGGCGGATCGTTACCGCTACGCGTCGAGCGCGTACCAGCTCATCGGCTTCGAGGAGCTGACCGAGTTCAAGCGCGAGGAAGACTACCGCTTCCTCTTCTCTCGCCTGCGCAAGCCGTCGAGCGGCCCGCTCGCTAAGGTGCCGCTTAGGATGCGGGCGACCACAAACCCCGTCGGCCCTGGCTATGCGTGGGTCAAACAGCGCTTCGTTGATGCTGGCAACACGGCCTCGCGCGCCTTCTTGCCCTCGCGCTTGGAGGACAACCCCTCGCTCGACGCGGAGGCCTACGAGGAGGCGCTGGCGCAGCTGCCGCCGCTGCTGCGCGCCAAGCTGCGGCAGGGCGACTGGTCTGCGGTGGAGAAGGGACAGATCTTCGAGCGAGACATGCTCGCCTACGAGGACATTAGCCGAGCACCCAAGTTCAAGCGCCTCGTGCGCTTCTGGGACTTGGCCGCGAGCGCGCCCTCGGACACCTACCAAGATCCTGACTGGACTTGCGGCGTGCTGCTCGGCGTCGATGACGCCGAGCGGCCTTGGGTGCTTGATGTGCGGCTAGCGCGGGTTGGCCCTGATGGTGTGGAGCAGCTCGTCACACGCACGGCCTACGAGGATGGGCGGCTGGTGCCGGTGCGGATGTACAAAGATCCCGGACAGGCTGGCAAGGCGCAAATCGCGTCGTATGCTCGGCTGCTTGCGGGGTTTGACTTCGATGGCGTGCCGGTCGCTACTGACAAGGTGACCGCTGCCATGCCGCTGGCCGCACAGGTTCGTCAGCGCCGCTGCTGCTGGTGCGCGACTGGCCCCCACGCGCTGGAGGCGCTGGACCAGCTGGAGGGCTTCCCTTGTGCTGCGCACGATGATGCGGTGGATGCGCTGAGCGGCGCTTACAACTACCTCACGATGGCGCTGCCCCCCTTGAAGTTCAAGCCAACCCCCCTTATCCGCTAAAGTCCATGCCCCACCCTCTCTACACCCAGCAGCTCGACCAGTGGACCGAGTACCGTCTGTGTTACGAGGGCGGCCCAGTCTACCTCGCGAATTACCTCGCCCGGCATACAAAAGAGCGTCCGGTGGACTTCGCGGCGCGGCTCAAGCGCGCGGTCCACCCCAACCACGCTCGCGCGGTCATCGACACCTACGCGGCGCACCTCTACCGGCAGAAAATTCCCCGCACCAGCTCGACCTCGACCCTTGATGAGCTGTGGGCGGACATGGATCTGCTGGGCACACCCGCCGACGAGTTCTACGAGCGCGCAGCCCAGCTGGTGCAGCGCGGCGGCCGCGTGGCGGTCGTGGTGGACAGGCTCGATCCGGATGGCGGCCAGGCGCTGACGCGGGCGCAGGAGCGCGCTGCGGGGCGCAGGCCCTACGCCTACATTGTGGACACCGAGGACGTCCTTGACTGGCGCGTGGACCGGCGCGGTCAGCTCGTCTGGGTGGCGATCCGCGAGCGCGTCGAGGAGACACGCGAGCCAATGAGCGCCGCGTCGAGCGCCCCTGCCGCCGAGCGCGTGAGGGTCTGGACGCGCACCGACTGGCGCCTGCTGGAGGTGAGCAAGGGCGAGGACGGCACAAGCACGCAGGAGGTGGCCCGCGCCGAGCATCCATGCGGTGAGGTGCCGGTGGCGTTCGCGTTCTGGGGGATGCGCAAGGGCGTAGAGCCGCTTGGCGACAGCGCGCTGACCGATCTGGCGCCGATGAACCGTAGATTGACCAACCTCGTCAGCCTCATCGACGAGCAGATCTACCAGCACGTCTTCTCGATCCTCGCCGTCCCGCGCTCGACGTGGGACGCGCTGGAGCAGGTCAACTGGTCGGTGAGCGGCGCGCTGCCGTTCCACGACGAGACGACACACACGCCCTACTACCTCTCGCCAGATGTGGGGCAGATCGCGGCGATCCGCACCGAGATCGAGAAGACTGAAGAGCAGATTCGCCTGTTGAGCGGCCTTGGCCGCGTCAACTCGGACACGAGGCATGTAGTGTCAAGCGGCGTCGCGCTGTCGTACATCACGATGGATAAGGACGCGCTGCTCTCGAAGTTCGGCCAGCGGATGGCGCGCCTGGAAGCGCAAGTGGATAGACTGGCGCTCGCATGGATGACCGAGACGGGCGAGTCCGCGCGGGAGTACCCGACGAGCTTTGATCCGCAGGATCTCGACGCCGAGTTGGCCAACGCGATGAAGTTCGCGTCCCTCAAGATCCCGGGCCTCGTCACCCGCGAGGCGTGGGCAGCGATCACGCGCGCCTACCTCGGCTCCCGCGTCAGCCCAGAGCGGCTCGACGAGCTGCTCAACGACCTCATGAATCGGCCCGAGGCCCCGGCGACGCCGGACTTCTAAACTCACCCCATCGGGACACCCCGACGCGGCCGACCACTCCGGCGGCTTTGCGCAAGGCCGCGCTGCGCCCACATGCTGCGCAGCGCGGCCAACCACCATAAGGAGGACCAGCATGGCAGACGATAAGACCCCGACCACACCCGCCGATCAGCCCCCGCTTGCGCAAGCCGAGATCGATCGCATCGTCGAGGAGCGGCTCGCCCGCGCGAGCGCGCAAATCAACAAGCGCCTCAAAGCGCTCGGCTTCGACTCGTGGGAGTCGTTAGAGTCTTCTCTTCTTGAAGCGAAGAACAAGGCCAAGGAGGCCGAGGAAGCCAAGCGCGCGCAGCTAACCGAGCAGCAGCAATACCGTACCTTGTACGAAACGGAGCGCAAGAAGGCTGAGGAGCGCGAGGCGGACCTATCCAGGCAGCTCCAAGAGCTGACTAGCAAGTACACCACCACGGTCGCGCAGATGCGCGCCGAGCGGGTGCAGCGCGAGCTCGTAGCGGCGGCCTCGGCAGCGGGCGCGGTGGCACCCGATCAGATCGCGGCGCTGCTCCAGAGCCGCGTCAGCATGGATGAGCAGGGCGCGCTCGTGGTGCTGGGCGCGGATGGCAAGCCCGCTACGGATGGCAAGGGCAGCGCGCTCTCGGTGGGCGCGCTGGTGGGTGAGTTCGTTGCCAAGAACCCCCACTTCGCGCGGGCGGCGCCAGGCACTGGTGCGGGCGGGCAGGCGCCCAGCGGGGCGCCTGTGGGGCCTGTGGATCTGAAGAAGGTCCTCGCCTCCAACAACCCCGCCGAGATCGCCAAGTACAAGGACCAGATCATCGCCGCGCACACCAAGACGGGTTGAGCGGCACACACAACGCGAGCGCTCAAAGCGCTCGCATCATGGAAGGAGTTTAAGAGATGGCGAACATCACTGTCACCGAGGCCGCCGACGCGATCCCAAAGCTGTGGCTCGCCACGGCCATCGGCCACCTCAAGGCCAACCTCGTGCTGGGGCGCTTCGTGCGCCGCGACGGCGACGAGGCGGTGGCCGAGCAGGGCGACACGGTCAACATCGTCAAGCGGGGCGCGCTCACGGTGCGCACGAAGGCGGCCAACACGGCGGTCACGCCGGACTCGCCCGCCCACACCAAGATCGCGGTCGTGCTGGACACGCATGAGTACGTCGCCTGGCACGCCGAGGACGTGACCAGCGCCAAGGCGATCCGCCAGGGCCTGGACTATGCGGGCGACGCGGCGATGAAGCTCGCTGAGTCCATCGAGGCCAAGCTGATGAACCTCTACACCGAGATCGCCAATCAGGTCGGCACCGGCGGCGCCGGGCTGGATGAGGCCGCCATCCTCGCCGCGCGCAAGAAGCTCAACGAGCTGCGCTGCCCGATGATGAACCGGCTGCTGGTGGTGTCGCCCGCTGCCGAGGTCGATGTGCTGGAGCTGGACAAGATGACGCGGGCCGACGCGCGCGGCGACGGCGGCGCGGCCCTGCGCGAGGGCAGCATCGGGCGCGTGCATGGCTTCGATGTGATGATGAGCCAGCTCGTCGTCACCACGGGCGCCACCCAGCACAACATCGCGCTGCACCCCGACGCGTTCATGCTCGTCACGCGCCCGATGCCGCTGCCCGAGGAGGGGAGCGGCGCGATCGGCGTCGTGATGGTGGACCCAGACCTGAACATCGCGCTGCGCTACACGCGCCAGTGGGACTCGGATCACCTTAAGACCAAACATGTCATCGACTGCCTCTACGGCGTCAAGGCCGTGGACGAGGACCGCCTGGCGGTCGAAGTCCTGAGCTGAGCTCTGCCCGCTCGGGGTGAGGCGGCTCTTGGCCTCCTCGCCCCGACGTGCCAGACACACATCAACCCCACACAACGAGAAGGAGGGCCGCTATGGCCGAGATCGCACACCTCAAGAATCGCCACGGTCGCATCGTGGAGGTCGCCGCCGAACAGGTCCAGCCGCTGCTCGACACCGGGCGCTTCACGCGCGCCGAGCCACCCACCCCCGCTGAGGGCTCGCCCACCGAGCCGCCCGACAAGAAGCCCGCCGACAAGAAGCCCCGCTGACCCATCGCCATGCCCACCACTCCTCCCCAGACCGCGCAGCTCGCCCGGCTGGTGGAGGGGTCACGCGCTCAGGATGAGCTGCTCGCGCAGGGTATCGACGAGCTCAAGACCCGCTGGGCCACCATCCACGATGAGTGGCGCGAGCGGGCCGAGGCAGCGCTTGTAGGCGAGGGGGACGCAAGCAACCCGCCGCGCCCCCCCGAGCTGCCTCGGCTCATCGCGCAGATGGACCGCCTGCTCGATCGCGTCGCCGCGGGTGAGCGGGCGCTGCTCGGGGATGAAGGTGCAGCAGGAGATGCAGCGCTGCGTGTGCGTGCGCAACGGCTGCTCAACGAGTCGCTCTCGTATTACATCGCCAGCGCCATCAACCCGCTCCAGCAGGCGATGCTCACCGGCGACGCCGACCTCGCCGACGCCGCGCGGCGCGCAGTGGCGGCCGCACGCAGTGGCGTGGGCCGCGCGCTCCATGAGGTGGCGCTGCTCCATGCCCGCGAGGTCCACGCAGCGCGGGCCAAGGAGCTGGGCGCAGAGCGCTTCATCTACCTCGGCCCCTCGGATGGCCGAAACCGCCCGTTCTGCGCCGACAAGGTGGGCAAGACCTTCACACGCGAGGAGATCGCTGCGCTCGACAACGGGCAGGGTCTCGACGTCATGACTCGCTGCGGCGGGTGGGGCTGCCGCCACCACTGGCGAGCGATGCCGCTGGCGTATGATGCGCTCGCTCAGCTTGTCGCGTCTCGTGAGCGCGATGAGGTGGACGGACCCTGGGTTGACATCGAGATACCCGACGAAGAGTCTGCTATCGCCTTGCTTCGTCTGGGCAATGAACTCCATAATGAATTCGCTGACATGGTACAGCGGGAACAAATCGTTCTTTTACTCCTGGATGACAATCAATGGTCTGAGACTATTTTAGTTCTGGCCAATGAATATGTTAAAGCCGAATACTTACAACCTGAAGACGTACAAGCATTTTTGGACTTCAACAGCAAAATGGATGGCGTATCCAGTGGCCAGAACGCACTCGTAAGAATAACCAGCAGAGAACGACTCTTGATTATGATACATGAAGTAGCTCATGGTTATTTTTGGAACACCCAAAGAGAAAGATTTTCCGGAATACAATATAGGCGAGAACAAGAATACTTTGCATTTCGGGCCGAGGAGGCATACCGTAAACATAGAGGTTGGCCTTTGGAGTTTAGTGACGACTTTCAGTTACGTAAGAAGGTTGATGAGCTTTACGGATTTAAGAAACGTAAGAACGAAGGTAGCGAAGAATGAACGAGCGTACAAAAGAGAAGCTGGCCGCACTGATCGCGGTGGGAAGCGAGGAACCGATGCCGATGATCTGGGCTCATGCCCCGACTCTGGCCCTTGGCGCCGGGCATACGTTATCGTCATGGTTGTTCATGCGCCCATCTCCCAAGCCTCTGTCTCTTGCGCTCAACGAGCTTAATGACTTTCATCAATCCCTAAAGTCGCTTGTCGAGAGTGATGAGGACTTGGGGGCGATCTTCGAGGTCATCAACAACACCATACAATTTCGTGAAGTGTCAGGCTTGTACCCTGAGCATGAGGAGATCAAAGACCTCAAGAAATACTGGCGCCCGAAGTTTAATCTACCAAGGCTCGACTTGAGATCTGGCAAGCGCCCAACCGAGCAAGAAAAAAGCCTGTGGCTTGCGAACATCTCGCAAGGCAACAAATAAGATTAGAGTCCTCAGAGAACATCCTCAACGCTGAGCCCCGCTCACAAGCGGGGCCTTGTGCTTCTTGGAGCCTCATCATGCAGTACAGCAACGATGCGCAGCTGGCTGAAGAAGACGCCCAGCTGTTCGCGCACGATGATCGGGACTACACGCGCAAGCACCTGCGCGCCGCCGAGGATCTGCGGCGCGACCTGGCGGCGCATGGATACTTCCGGAGCGAGGGTGAGCAGTTGGTGGACACGAGCGCGCAGGCGGCGGTGCTGCTGCGGGTGGTGGCGGGGCCAGCGGGCGCGACGCTCGCGGCGGGAACACGGGTGCGGACACGCAGCGTACAGGAGCAGAGGCACGGCGACACTGTGTTTGTGACGCAGGCCGCGCTGGTATTGGGCGCTGGTGAGGTGGGCGAGGTCGCGGCGCAGGCCGAGGATGTGGGCGAGGTTTATAACGTCGAGGCGGGACGGCTGGTGGTGTTGGAGCAGGAGATAGCAGGCGTGGCCAGCGTGACCAACCCCGCGCCCGCCACTGGCGGCGCCGATCACCAGCTCGCTCGCGCGGCCATCTACCGCGTGATGGAGCTGGTGTGTATGGATCTGATGCGCACGCGCGACGATGCGTGGGACCACAAGCGCGCGGTCTACCAGCGCATGTACAAGGATGAGGTCAAGCGGCTGGTCGCGGGCGGCCTGGCGCTAGACCGCGATGGCGATGGCGCTGCCACCTCCATGAGTGAGCGGCGCGCGCACGGCTTCCATCGCTTCGAGCGTCGCTGAGGGTACGAGATGATCGTCTTCGAACTGGATTCCTCAGCGCTCGACAGGCTCGGAGCGCGTCTTGGCGAGGCGCTGGAGGTGCGCGCCGAGGAGCTGAACGCGGCGGCTGGCGCGCTGGTGGTCGGGATGATCCTGCGCACGCAAGGCGGGCGGGGGCAGGATGGGCACTTCTTCAAGCCCTATGCGGCCTCCACTGAGGCGGACCGCTCCAGGCGCGGACGCTCGACAAAGCCTGTCACGTTGAGCGACACGGGCGCGCTGCTCGCCAGCATCCAGCACCGCGTCGAGGGCGCGCAGGCGGTGGTCTACTTCGCAGACGCGAGGATGGGTGAGCGGGCGATGTGGTTGCACGAGGGGACGCAGCACATGCCCGCGCGGCCCTGGTTTGGCTTCAGTCAACGCGATCTCGACGCCGCTGGCGCGCTGATCGCCGAGCGCATCGCGCGCCGCATCGGAGACATGCCATGAGCTTCCCCCGCACATCAGGCCGCGAGGCCATGCTGCAAGCGCTGGCCGCTGTGCTGCGCAGCATTCCGGGCGTCAAGACCGTGGATCGCCAGCACATCCTGAGCGAGATGTTGGCCGAGGCGCAGCTGCCCGCCATCCGCATTGAGGAGGTGGGGACACAGTACCGCTGGGTGCATCGCCAGCAGCCCCGGCTCGTGGCCGAGGTCATCTCGACGCTGGTGCTCGATCTGCAGCTGCCCGCCCCGCGTCAGCGCAAGGGGCCAGGGCAGGAGGAGTCGAGCGCGCGGGAGGCGTTTGTGGCGGCGGTGCTGGGCAAGCTCGCCAGCAACCCCACGCTGATCTGCGCGCTGGAGGGGGACGAGGCGCCCTGCGCGCACACGCAGGACGTGACGATGGGGCTGGAGATCGCGCAGGTGCGCTACCCCAAGACCGAGGGCGGCTGGGCGCGGGCGCTGGTGCAGATCACCGCGCGCCACGAGGAGGTGATGGCCGAGCAGCCGAGCGGCGCCTGGCAGCACGTCTTGTGGAGCCTGCGGGCGCTCGATGCCGAGGGCGATGAGGACAGCTACGAGCCAGCGCGCACGCATGACGTCGCGGTGAGCTGAACACAGCGATGCCTTGCGGCATCTTTGCGATGTTGGTGTGGCTCGCGCGATGAACGCGCCCACTTGGTTTCTTGCTCAACGCCTTACAGGCATCACAGCTACAACTCGTAGCACAACTGGCTCGTCCACCAAAGAGGAGAATAAAATGGGTGACAGAATCGGCGCGTTCATCACGCGCGCCACCGCTGGACCTCTGCCCGCGCCGCGCGCGCTGGCGGACTCGCTGTTCATCGCGCTGCTGGCCGAGCGTGGCCCGGCCAACGTGCCTGTGCTGGTCACGTCGATGGCGCGCTTTGAGGAGGTGTTTGGGCGGGCCACACGCTTCGCGGACGGTGCACGCGCCTCGATTGGCTATGAGGTGATACGGCGCTACTTCGAGGTGGGCGGCCCACGCGCCTGGGTGCTGCGCGTCGTGGGTGCAGGCGCGGCGGTCGCGGAGATGGATCTGGTGGATCGCGCGGTGACCCCGCTCGATACGCTCAAGGTCAAGGCCAAAGGTCCCGGGGCGTGGATCGAGGGTTATAAGATCATCGTCGCGGACGGGGCGCAGGCAGGCACGTTCAAGCTCACGGTGCAGACGGCGGCCTCGGTGACGCTGGAGACGTGGGACAACATCACGCTCACGGTGGCCGGGCTGGCGCGCGTCAACGACGGCAGCGCGTACATCGAGCTGGTCAACCTGAACAGCACAACGGTGGCACCCAACAACCGCCCGGCGGTGGGGACGTTCACGTTCACCAGCGGCGAGGGTGGTGTGGACGACAACGCGCCCACCGCTGCGGCCATCGTGGGCATCGACAGCGGCTCGACCAAGACAGGGCTCAAGGCGTTCCGGCGCCGTCAGTACGGGCGCGGCTTTGTGTGCGCGCCGGATCTGGACAGCGACGCGACGGTCAAGGCCGAGCTCAAGGCGCAGAGCGAGGCGTTCTTCCGGGTGCTGCTCACGTCGAGCGTGGCGGGCGCGTCGAGCGCCACGGCCATCACGGATCGCACGACCAACCTCAACGCCTTCAACGCGGGCTACTACTACCCGCGCGCCGTCGTGCAGAACAGCTTCGCGGACAGGCTGGAGGCGGTGCCGCTGGTGGGCGATGTGGCGGCGCTGTGGGCCAGTGCCGTGGAGCGCTTTGGCCCGGGCAAGGCGCCCGCTGGCGCGGACTTCGTGATCCGTGGCGCGCTGGAGACAGGCGCGGGCGGTCAGCCGCTGGTCGATGAGGGCGTGGCCGAGGCGCTGGTCGCCAACGGCGTCAACCCGATCTGGGATCGCAACGGCGGCGGCGTGCGCGTGTGGGGCGCGCGGGCGGCGTCATCGGACGCGGCGTGGCGCTATCTGCACGCCGCGTATCTGTGGTGCCTGATCGGCGACACGTTCCAGACGCTGCTCGACGCGTTGACCTACGACCTTGCGGACGGGCTGTTCTTCACGCAGGTGCGCCAGTCGCTGCGTGCCTACATGGAGGAGCTGCACGCAGCGCGGGCCTTTCGGGGTGAGCTGCCGCCAGAGGGCGAGCTGGCCGATCCGGCCCTCCACGCGTTCGGACTCCAGTGTGATGAGTCGATGCTGTCGGCGGGCGACCGCGAGCAGGGTAACGTGCGCGTGCGCTGCTGGTTCCGCCCCGCTGGCACCGCCGAGACGGTCCTGATCGAGCTGGCCAAGCAGTCCGAGGTCTGAGCTATCCACCTCCCCCAACCCACCGAGGAGACATCACGAGATGAACAACTTCTATACCACACACGACATGCGTGTGTTCTTCACGCAGTTCGCGTCGGTCTTCTGGACCACCAAGACGGGCGGTACCTCGCAGGGCGAGGTGACGCAGGTGTTCCCCGGCGGCGGCAGCGCGCCCGTCAATGTGCCGGGGCCGCGCACCGTCGAGGCGGTCACGCTGGGCAAGCCGCATGATCCCGTTGTGGACCGCGCGTTGCTGGCCTGGGCGCAGGCGTGGGATCGGGGCCAGCGCAGGCCGCTCACGCTGGTCTGTCAGCCGGTGGACGCGGCGGGTGTGCCGATCCCCGGCGCCATCCCGACCACCTACTACAATTGCGCCAAGGTCAGCCTCAAGATGCCCGACGTGGGCCGCGGCAGCGCCGACGTCGCGATGATCGAGCTGGTCGTGCAACCTGAGTCCATGAGCGCAGCATAAAGCTAAAAAGTTTGGAGAAGATTACAATGATCATAAAGCTAAAGTTTGGATATACCGACAGCCACGGCGCGCAGCACCGCGAGGCAGAGCTGCGCGCGCCGGTGATGGACGACGAGATCAAGGCTGCTGGGTTGTGCGAGGCTACCAAGGCGCGCGGCAACCCGGAGGGCGCGAGCGACTCGTTCTATGAGCTGGCGCTGGTGGCCCAGTGCCTCGTGCGCCTGGGGTCCATCCGCCCCGTCACCGTGGAGCATCTGCGGGCGATGAAGCGCTCGGACGTCGCGCAGCTCTCGGCGGCGCTGCACAAGCTGGAGGCGCTGGACTACCTCACCGACGAGGAAAAAAAAGCGGCCGAGGACGCGCCGATGTCGAGTCCCGCGCCGAGCTGATCCTGCTCTCGCGCGCTTGCGGCATCCCCGTCACGGCGCTGCTTTCGATGTCGCGACGCGAGCGCGCGCTGTGGCACGAGGCGGCGCTGCTGGCGCACAAGCTGACCACCGCCATGACCTGAGCCCATCATGTCCCAAGCAGAGATCCTCATCAAACCCCGCATGGTGGGCAGCGTCGCGGGCAAGCTCTCGGAGCTGGCGCGTCAGGCCCGCGCGGCGGGCGCCGCGCAGGTGGATGGGCTGCGCGCTGCGGTCACCAGCGCGGACAAGCTGGAGGGCGCCTACGATCGCGTGGGCGGATCGCTCGGGCGGCTCAAGTCTGGAGTGGGCGGCCTGCTGGGTCAGGTGGCGAGCCTTCAGTCGTTAGCCCTCGGCTTCGCCACGGCGGGTGCTGGGAAGACCATCTTTGAGGCGATGATCGGCAGCAACGCCGCGCTGGAGCAGCAGACCACCACGTTCCGCACCATGATCGGGGACGCGGACAAGGCCGCCGACGCCATCACCCGCGTCCGCAAGTACGCCGCCGAGACGCCGTTTGGCGAGGCCGAGCTGATCGAGGGCTCCAAGCGGCTGCTCCGGTTGACCGGGCAGAACGTGGACGAGAACGAGCGGCTGCTCAAGGTCGCCGCGCAGCTCAAGGCCATCGCTCCCTCGAAGTCGCTGGAGGACGCGGTGGAGGCGCTGCTCGACGCGGAGGGCAACGAGTTCGAGCGGCTCAAAGAGTTTGGCATCAAGCTCAAGGCCGAGGACGTCAAGAAGAGCAAGAAGTCGGGAGAGGCGCTCGGGCGGGCCGCGCTGCGCGGGGTCGAGGAGCAGCTCAACAAGATGACAGGCGGGCGCGACGTGGTGGCGGCGCTGTCGCAGACGTTCAGCGGCAAGGTGTCTACGCTGACCGATAACGTCGCCAACACGCTGCGCGTCGCGGGCGAGCCTGCGTTCGAGGTCTTGAAGCGCGGCATCGATGAGGTGAGCGCGGATCTGGGCAAGCTCCAAGCAGACCCACAGTTCAAGCGCGACCTCAAGGAGCTGTCCACCTTCGCGGCGGACATGGCGCGCTCGTCGGTGGAGCTGGTGCGCGCGCTGCCGGGCGCGATTAACCAGGCGCGCAGCTTCATCACCGAGAACCAGACGCTGCTCGGCGTGGCGGGCGGCGCGTTCGCGGCCAACAAGCTGACCGGCGGCGCGCTCGGCGCGGTGGCGATGGCAGGAGGGCGGCGCGCGCTGTTTGGGCGCGGCGCGGGAGGTGCGGGCGCGGGGCCGCTCGGCGCTGCAGCGGCCGGTGCGACGCCAGTGTTTGTGGTCAACTGGGATGGGCAGGGCGGGCTGGCGGGCGCGGTGGGCGATGCGCTCGGCGGTGCGGCCGGCAAGGCGGCGGGAGGGGGCGCGGCGGCGACAGGCGCGCGCGGGCTGATCGGCTCGCTGGCGAGCAAGGGCGTGGTGGGGACGCTGGGCGCGGGGCCGTCGCTCGTGGTCGCTGGCGGCGCGGCCTTCCTCGGCGCGCAGCTCTACACGCTGGGGCAGGTCACGCAAGGCACGACGCGCGCGCTGGAGGGCTTTGAGCGACGCGCCGAGGAGGCCGAGCGCGCCGAACGTGAGGTCGCCAAGAAGCGTCGCGAGGCGGCGATGCGCGACCTGACCAGGCCGTTGAGCGAGCGCGCGGCGCAAGAGCGCGCTGGGCGCTTGAGCGGGGCGTCGACGATGCTGGGGCTGGGGCAGTTCGACAAGGCCAAGGGCGAGCTGCTCTGGGAGTACGAGCGCGAGGCGAGGGGCAAGGAAAAAAAAGCGCAGGCCGCCTGGCTCAAGACGACCAACGCCGAGCTGCTGCGCCACGGCGTCGAGGCTAGCGTGGGCCGCGACGGCCAGCTCATCTTCGCGGGTGGGCTGGTGGGCGGCGAGTTTGATCTCTATCAAAAGCTTAAAACTGGCAACGCGAAGCTGTCGCGCCGCTTTGGTGATCGCTTCACACAGAGCGCGCAGGGGCAGCGCTTGCTGGCCGAAGAGGCACGTCTACGACAGAAGGGAGAGGCTGCGGCAGCGCGGGCGCGGGCGCTCAACGCCTCGGCGGCGGAGCCTACTCAGCAGCTAGGTTTACCCGAGCTGGCCGCGATCGGCCAGAGCCTGATGAGCGGCGCCAAGCAGACAGGCGAGTCGCTGCGCAAGACATTCAACATCCAGATCAACGCCGCGCAGATGAGGCCGGATGAGCTGGAGCTGATGATGCGGCGCTTGCTGCGCGATCTGGAGCGCGAGAGCGCGCAGACCTCACCCGGAGGGTTCTGACGGTTATGGCTGTCAACGTGCGCAATTTGCTCTCCAACGCCGTGGAGCAGGGCCGCGCTGCGTTCGGGGCGGCGCAGGAGCAGCTGGCCGCGCTGCGTCCCTACCAGGCGACGTTCCGCTTCTTGAGGGGCGATGGCAGCTCGACCTCGCTGGTGCTGCCTTACAACCCGCCGGGCTGGACCACCGACCAGGCCGCGCAGTGGGCGCCGCGCGGCGCGCTGGGCGTGGCCGATGACGCCTCGGACTGGCGCGGCAACGCGCCGCAGGAGGTGAGCTTCGAGTGGCTGGCCTACTCGGAGGACGCGGAGCGGCTTGAGCTGGGCGCGCTGCGCCCGCTGGAGCTGTACGTCCACGCGCTCGATCGGCTCACCGGCGAGCCGTACATGGTGGTGTTGCAGCTGGGCGCGCACGAGTACCGTGGACAGCTCACGCGCGTCAGCGTGGAGCGACGCGAGACGAACCGCGATGGCTGGGCGCGCGTGGCGCAGGTCAACGTGACGATGATGTGCAACCCGAAGACTCCGGGAGCGCGATGATGCGACGCCCCTCCGAGAGCCCGTTTGACCGCCTCGGCGCCGCGCGGGAGCGCGAACAGCCCCGCGTGCGCGCCGTGCCGCTCATCCAGGGCGCGACGATCTTCGCGCTGGCGCACCAGTCGCTCGGCGAGTGGCGTCGCTGGCGAGAGCTGCTCGACACCAGCGGCGTCGAGGACGGCTTCGACCTCGCCGCGCTCGTCTACGCCGACGTGCTGCCGCTGCTCACCACGACGCCGCTCGTGGACGGCGACGGCGTGGCCGAGCTGGACCTGACCGACGCGCTCGGCGTCAAGCTCGACCTGCTCGCCGTCGAGGGCGCGCTGCTGGGCGATGGCGCGCTCGTCGTCGAGGATGTCGCGTTCGGCGCATACACCGTCGCGCTGCGTGCGCCGGGAGACGCCGCTGCAGGCCCGCCGCAGCCGCTTGATGACGCCGCCTTCGTGGGCGCTGACGGCAGCCCGCGAGCCGTGCGGCTGGAGCTGGTGAGCGAGGCGGGGCGTGCGCGGGTGGTGCTGGAGATCGAGCGCGACGCGTGGCTAGTCCTGTGGCTAGCGCGCACGCTTACTGTGCGCTTTGCGGCGACGCCTGCGCGTGACGCGCTGCTCGCCCCGCTGGAGGTGCCGCGATGAAGGCAGAGGTGGAGATCCTCATCGGCGAGGAGCGCTTTGGGTGGGGGGATGGGCGGCTCGTAGGCGGCAAGGTGCGCCGCGCGCATGGCAAGCAGGCGAGCAGCGCGCAGCTCACGTTCAGCGACCCGCGCGGCGTGTTGCGGGACGCGCTGCCGCTGCCGTTTGCGCAGGAGGCCGTGGCGGTGTGGGCGGGCTTTGGAGCGCCCGAGCTGCTGTTTACGGGGCGCGTGGCGCGGCTTGGCTGGGCGAGCGACGGGCGGCTGGATGTGCAGGCGGTGGATCGAAGCGTGCGGCTGCGCCGCGTCCAGCGCGCCCGCAACCTCGCCAACATGACGCTCACGCGTCTGGCAGACCAGCTCGCCCGTGAGGAGGGGCTGGTGCTGGAGGCGAGCGGAGCCGACGCGGACGCCACGCTGACGCGGTTCGCCAGCATCCTCCAGCATGGCGAGACGGATTGGGAGGTGCTGGAGCGCGTGGCGGGCTGGTGCGGTCACACAGTGGAGGTCGTGGGCGAGCAGCTCGTGCTGCGGTCGCTGGGCAGCACCTCCAGCGTCGCGGCGCTGCGCCTGCGGGCTGGAGACGGGCAGCTGGTCAGCGTCCAGTTCGAGGTGAGCCGCCCGCTGCCGAGCACGACGGGCAAGATCAAGAGCCGCGCTGGCGAGGTGGTGGGCGAGGATCGCGGCGAGGCTCAAGCGCGCGCGGTGCTGGCGGCGGCGACGGGGTTGGCCGAGGATGAGGACGACCTCGAGGATGACAAGCCGCTGGACCTGGCGCGCGTGGCGCGGGCGCGCAAGTGGCGACGCCTTGAGGCGCAGGCGCGGCTTGCGCGTGTGCCGCCGGGCTTGAGGCTGGGACAGGGCGTGGAGATCGAGGGGTTTGGGGCGCGCTTTAGCGGGGTGTGGATCGTGGACGGCTATGAGGTCGATCTGGCGACGCTTGGCTGCGAGCTGACGCTCTACAACAGCGGCGTGGAGGCGACATGAGCAGCGAGATCTTTGGGGCTGGCGTGGCGTTCCCGGTGGCTGAGGACGGCGCCGGGCGGCTGGTGGTGAGCGAGGGCGAGGCGCGGCTGTGGGAGAGCGTCGAGGCGATTCTGTCCTGCCCGCAGGGCGCCTGCGCCCTGGACCCGCTCTATGGGTTGCCGCTCCAGGCGTATGACCCGCTCGCCAACGCGGAGGATGTCGCGTGGGCGGTGGGCCGCGCCATCGAGCGCAGCGAGCCGCGCGCCAAGGACATCACCGTCGAGATTGTGCGTGAGGAGCGCACGAGCGAGACGTTGTGGCTGCGCGTCCGGATCACGCCCATCGGTGAGCAGCGCGAGACGAACCGGATCTTCCCCTTCTATCGCAAGGTGTAACTCATGCCCATCCCGTATCCCCAGCTGGACACACGCGACGAGGAGCAGGTTGTGGCAGATGTCCTCGACGCGCTGCCGCCAGAGCTGTCGGATCGCAACGCGTCGAGCGTCGTGGTCAAGATCGTCGAGGGCTGCGGCGCCTTCTACGGCCTGCTGCTCCACAAGATGAACCAGCTGCCGCAGCGCATGTGGATCGCGCTGCTCAACCTGGTGGGCATCGCGCCCGAAGTCGCCGCGCCCGCGCACGCGACGCTCAAGTTCACCAGCGCCGCTGGCACGCTCGCCCCGATCCTTGTGCCAGCGGGGACACGCGTGCGCACAGGATACGGTGTCAACGCGCAGGAGTTCGCCACCGACACAAGCGTCAGCGTTGCGCCGGACGGCGCTGATGCCGAGGTTGAGGCCACCGCCATAAGCGCAGGCGCGGCGGGCAACGTCGCCGCCAACACACTCACCTTCCTCGCGCAGCCCATCGCGGGGATCGCCAGCGTCACCAACGAGGCGGCCGCTTCAGGTGGACAGGACGCCGAGACGGTAGACGCGACGCTTGCCCGCGCGCCCGCCGCGCTGCGCAATCTGGGCGACCGGTTCGTCACGCTGGAGGACGGCGCCGAGCTGGCTGCGCGCGTGGAGGGCGTCGAGCGCGCGAAGCTGCTGGGCGCGACCTACCTCTCCGACGCGCTCGCCATCACGGTGGGGGGCGGCGCCGCAGCGGTGGGTTTCCTCGCCGCAGACCTCAACGCAGTGCCGAGCACTGCGCTCAAGGAGCGCGTGGAGCTGGCGCTGACCTCCAAAGCGCCGCCGGGGCTGGTGGTGCGTGCTTATCAGCATCCGGTGCGCCTGATCTGGGTGTCCGAGATCGAGCTGGCGTTGGAGCAGGGTTACACGTTGGTCGGCATCAAGCCTGCCGTCGAGGCCGCGCTGGTCGCCTACCTCGACGCGCGCGCATGGGACTGGGGCGAGAGCCTCTACGAAAACGATCTGGTCGTGCTGCTGGCCCGCATCGCCGGTGTGCGACGCGTGGGTGCGATCCAGGTCAAGACGAGCGACAACTACGGTGTGAGCTGGAGCGCCGCCGCGCCGCTGACCATCGTGGCGCCCGGCCTCGACGGCGCCCTCACCGACGCCTTCGGCATGCTCCACTGGGGCGAGGGCTATGGGACGCCGGGGGCGCTGACGCTCGTAGCGCTATGAGCTGCGACGGTCAAAGTTAAGCCTCTCTGAACCCCAGACATGCCGCTCGCATGTGCGGCACGCACCAACGCCACAAGGGAAAGATCATGCCCAAGACCGAGTTCCACGACGGCACCACGCTCGTCACCGCCTCCTTCTTGAACAGGCTGTACCGCACCGACGGCGGCCACAAACACGACGGCATCGACTCAGACGGGCACGCCAGCAAGATCGACCTCAACACCGAATTCACGGTGGGTTCGCACGGCACGCTGGCCGCTCCCGTGGATAGCGCAGGCGAGCATAAGCTGGTCCACGCGCACGCGACTTCGGGAGTGGCCCGTCTGGTGTCGGGCATCATGCAGGCGGGGCGAGGCCTGCGCGTCGGCTTGAGCGCTCCGTTGTCCACGGGCGCGGAGGCCGACGGCGATCTCCAGCTCGTAGCGGGCAACGGCCTTGATCCTGCGACGGGTGTGTTGGAGTTGGCGCGTCGCGCTGGCCACGCGCTCCTTACACGCAGCGCCCTCAAGGTGGACGCGCTGCGCGTGGCTCTGTCCGCGCCGCCCGCTGGTATGGAGGCCGCCGCACCGCTGGTCGAGTCGCTCTATAAGGGCAACCTGTGCAAGCTGGCCGCGCGTGTGACCCTCACATTAAGCGCCGCTGCAGCGCCTGTGGTCGCTAGCGCAGATGGTTATAACATCGCTGCGGCAGGCCATACCTTTACAGGTAGCGCGCCCCGCCGATTTATCCCCGTGCCGCTTGAGGGGGTGAGCGATACTGCGATCTGGCAGGTGGTCGTTAAGAGCGAATCGGACCAGCGCTATCTTGCGCAACTGCTTGTGCAAGGAGCTGGGACCGCACAGGTCAGTCTACACCGCTGGAACGGGCTAGACTGGATCGATGCGCTGGCAGCGACTGGAGCGGGTATCAGCGATACGGTCACCCTGCACCTGTGCGCATGGTGACGACTCACCACCGTGAACTCGCCACTGCTGCCAAGGCAATCGGCACCTCCCTTAACAGCTATATCGTCCAACGTTTGTCTACTTCCCGCTGATATCAAGCTATATAATCTGAAGACACAAGAGGTCGATATGCCATCGACCTCTTGTGCTTCTTGCGCTCGAAGTCTCTCCCAATGTCATCCTATCTCCTCAAGCTCGTCCCGCCCTGGCTGCGCATCGGGCTGCCGCGGCAGCTCGTCCTCGCCATCGCGCAGCCGCTCGATGCGTGGCGCGCGCAGATCGGCATCGCATACACCTACATGGACCCGCGCAGCGCGCCCGCCTCGTGGCTGCCGTGGCTGGCCGAGGTGGTGGGGCTGCCGCCGCTGGACAACCTCTCGCTCGCTGCCCAGCGCGCGCTCATCGCCAGCGCGGTGCAGGGCTGGCTCGCCAAGGGGCGGCGCGACGAGCTGGAGCGCTGGGTCAAGGCGCTCGCGGGCGTGACCGCCCAGGTGCGCCCGGTCCAGAGCAGCGCGTTCATCGCGGGCATCACCGCCGCTGGCGAGGTCTGCGGGCCGGGCGAAGACACCGCGTGGCGCTACGAGGTGGCGATCGCGGCCGGGAGCATCGCGCCCGCCGAGCTGCGCCAGCTGCTCATGTTGGTGGCGCCCGCGTGGGCTCAGTATCGGATCGTTGATCTGGACGACAACCTGCTCGACGACTACGCGTGAGGCCATTATGACCATCTGGGACGCGCTCTCCGAGCTGCGACGCGAGGTACGCGGGCGGCGACCGGGCTTCTACGCCAGCCGCGTGAGCGCGGCAGCCGACGCGCTGCGCCGCGTGCAGCTGGTGCCGGAGTGGCTCCAGGACGGGGCGATCGAGCAGGCGCTGGCGATCTTACCACCGCTGCTCGACGTGGCGCCGCCCGTGGGGGCGCGGCTCGCGACGATGGGCCGCGATGGCTTGCCGGGCCGCCCCGCGTGGTTCGGCGTGCTGTGGGACCGCACCCAGACGATGACCGCGTGGCTGCGCGCCGACCTCGCCCGACACGCCGGGCATGTCGAGCTGGGCGCGACCAGCAGCGTGCGCATCCGCGTCGGCGCCGACCTCGTGACCATCCAGCCCCAGCCAGACGGCACGCTGCTCATCGAGGCCAGCGGTCGCGTCATCGTCAGCGCGCCCGATGTGCGTCTGGGCAGCGACGCAGCGACCAAGAAGGTCGCGCTGGCCGAGGACGTCGAGGCCCGCTTCGAGGCGCTTGAGGCGGCGCTGACCACACACGTCCATCCAGGCGTTGCGTCAGGCGGGGCGTCCACTGGCCCCACGCTCACAACCCTCTCACCCTCTCCTGTCGGCGCTGCCAAGGTGCGCGCCGAGTAACCCTCGCCACAACCCGAAGGACCGCCCATGCCCATCACGACGCTATGGGACAAGTTCGTCTCTGCCCTGCGCTGGACACGCCAAGCCGAGGCCGCAGCGGTAGCGACCATCCACGCCTCACCCGCAGCACAGGCCGAGAAGCTGCTGCTCAACAACGCCAGCGCCACCAGCGCGCCGCCTGCCAACCCGACGGATGGCGCCAACATCGAGGGCATCAAGACCGTCAACCTCTACGCGTTCGCAGGCGGCACCTACGCCGCCTCAACGCGGATCTGGCTCTACACAGGACAGCGATGGGTGCCGCTCGCCACGATCGATCTCGACGGCGACTCGGGCGCCCTGGACGCGCTGGACACCGAGGGCTACGCCCGGATCTACCTCGAGATCACCGAACACGACGGCGCGGCCTTCTCGGTGGGCGTCTTCCCGTACAACCAGGAGACGCCATGACCCAGCGGCTTCGAGACAGGTTCCGCAGCTGCGGCGCAAGCGGCGTCAGCTTCAGCGCCGCCGGACGCCTCCCCCACACCGCGCTCATCTACGGCGGCCTGCTGCTCACGCAGTATGCGCGCGGCGCCGCCCCAAGCGGCGCCACCTCCACGCCGCGCACACCCAACGCGACCATCCTCACATAAGGTTTCATCATGGCCGACAATCGCATTCAAGTGAAGCTTCGAGGCATCCGAGGCAACGAGTACAGCCTGTCCTCAGGTGGCAACCAGACCCGGATCGAGGCGGACGTGGTGGCGATGCGGGACACGCTGCGCGCGGCCTTCGCGGCGCCGCGCTTCCGCGTCAGCGACATCGCCCGCTGGGTTGGCGCCACTGGCACTTTAGGCTACGCCTTCTTGCTGCGCGACACCACCAAGGGCTGCGAGTGGCTCTTTGGCTTTGGCGGACGCTCGGACAGCAACATATCGGGTTGGCTGTACCAGATGTGGGGCAACAACAACGCTGCGACGATGGGCACCTACTTCAAGCAGCCAGCAGCAACCACCTGGAATAACCCTAGCACAAATGCCAACGCGCAGGGGTTAATCCACTTTAACCACAACTACGCCAGCTCGACCTATGCGTTCGGGTTCAACGACACCACCGCGTTGACCTACACCGGGGGCGACTTCTCGACGCCTGGCACGTCGCCGTACACCGCGCTGGCGACGTTTATGCCGTCCACGACCGGGCGCTACCACGGCATCGATCTGGGTAATTGGAGCGTCGGCGACGCCTGGAACCGACGCAGCATGACCTACGACCTCCCGCGCGGCGTGCTGGCGTTTGACCTGACGTATGGGCAGAACCTCGCCTACTCCGCCACGGTGATGTCTGGCAAGGAGATGTTCCCCACCAACGCTAACGGCGGCCTCGCCAGCGGCGCTGATACGCGCCGTGACGCTCTGGTATTCCTTCCTCGCGTGCCATCGGGCGGTTCATGGGCAGGTCTGGAGAGCGTCCAGAACCTCCTGACCCTGTTCGTGCGTGCGGATGGCACCACGGTCGAGACGCTCGGACGGCCCACCAACGTCCTCAACGACTTCAACCGCGCCAACTACCTGAGCGGCGGCCAGGTGCAGGTGCGCAAGCTCCAGATCGCGGTGAGCGGCTACATCAAGGGATTCCTCGACTGGGAGCTGCTCAATGAGAGTTTCCCGCACAACGATGGCGGCTTCAACCTGATGCCGCTCGCGCTGCCCGACGTGGACAACCCAATGATCCACGATCATCCACAGTTTACGCGCTTTTACAAGAAGGACGCGGCTCCCTACATCGCCATCCCTGAGGCGGGCTTGCCCATCGTGTGATCGCTAACCCAAGGACACCATCATGACGAAGCTCACCATCGAGGAGCTGCGCGCGGGCATCGTGCGCGCGGCGCAGGCGGTGTGGACACAGAACATCCGCGACACGCAGCCCGGCTACAAGGGCGACATCGAGACGCTGACCAACATGATCCGCCACAGCGGCGCCGAGTGGCTGCTGCGCGGCGGGCGCTACGACGAGAGCCGCGGGATGATGTGGTGCGGGATCTTCCCCGCCTACTGCGGCGCCATCGTGGGGGACCACGTCCGCGAGGGCGTGTGCCTGGACGTGCGCATGAAGCCCGGCATCGGCAAGTACATCTTGCCCTCCACCATGCGCCCCGAGTCCGCCGCGAAGTGGAAGGAGGCGGGCGTGCCGCGCTTCACGCGCATCCTCGACCCGAAGGAGATCCAGGCGGGCGATCTGGTGACGATCTACGGCGGGCGCAAGGACGAGCCGTGGGGCGACCACTGGACCATCGCCACGGGCGCGCCGCAGGGCGGCTGGTATCCCTCCATCGAGGGCAACGCCTACGGACTGCTCGGCGACGGCAAGACCTACGGCGAGGGCGTCATCGTCCGCGACGAGCGCACGCTCGACGGCAAGTACAAGCCGCGCACGCTCGCCCAGGTGCGCCGCGTCTGGCGTCTGGAGCTCGTCCACTTCGAGGGCGCTGCCCTCTGA